AAGCCTTGGTTCTCACCAGCCGGACATAATCGTGGACAAATCAAGAATGTTGTCAAACTTGCCTTCAGTCCAACTCAATCACAACGTGACGCAATGTATTTGGATCAAATCAATCCAGTCATTACTGTTCGTGGTGAAGGAACTCTTCTGTATGGTGATAAGACAATGCAAAGAATTGCAAGTGCATTCGATCGAATCAACGTACGACGACTCTTCATTGTACTTGAGAAAGCAATTGCAACTGCATCGAAGTTTACTCTCTTCGAATTCAACGATGAATTCACACGAGCTAGCTTCGTTAACCTCGTCACTCCATTCTTGCGAGATGTACAAGGTCGACGCGGTATTACTGACTTCGCGGTAATTTGTGATGAGACGAACAACACTGGTGAAGTAATCGATCGTAACGAGTTTGTAGGTGATATCTACATTAAACCAGCTCGAAGCATCAACTTCATCCAACTCAACTTCGTCGCTGTACGCACTGGCGTAGAATTCTCCGAAGTTATTGGACAATTCTGATAAATAGGATAAATAAGAAAAATAACAGGAGAATAAAACATGGCATTTAGCGTACAGAACTTCAAGTCAGCAGCTCTCAGTCAAGGTGGGTATCGTCCCGCCTTGTTTGAAGTGCAGGTCACGACTTTGGGTGAAGAGTTCAATCTGCTTTGTATGTCATCACAAGTACCTTCATTCACGACTGGTATTATTGAAGTACCTTACTTCGGTCGTAAAGTGAAGATTGCTGGTGACCGGACGTTCGCAGAATGGACTACGACTGTAATGATCGAAGAAGACTTCAGCCAACGTGCAGTACTCGAAGAGTGGGCACGAAAGGTAAATGATGGTCCTTCAAATATCCGATCTTACGGTTCACCTGAAGACTATAAAGAAGATGCTACTATCAAGCTTTATGGTAAGACTGGCTCTAAACTGCGCGAGTATAGTCTCGTCGGTTGCTGGCCTTCAGATGTTGGCACTATTGAATTGGATTGGAACACTACTGATACGATCGGTACTTATACGGTCACTTGGGCATTCGATTACTTCAATCCCGGTTCCTAATCCGGTCCGCCTTGACTAATCAATAGAGGGGATATAAATAACTATATCCCCTTTATTTCATCGGAGATAATGAATGGACCTTTTTGGATTTGAAATAAACAGGAAGAAGGAGCAAAAAGAAGCTGAAAAGCGGATCTCCTTCGTTCCTCCTTCCAATGAAGACGGTGCACTTACCGTAGCAGCGGGTGGTGTCTATGGCACCTACGTTGACCTCGATGGTTCAGTCCGAACCGAAGCAGAACTTGTTAATAAGTATCGAGCCATCTCGTTCGATCCTACTATTGACATGGCAATCGCAGAAATCTGTAACGAAGCAATCGTTGAAGACAGCGATGAAGATACCGTCTCCATTGTACTAGATGATGTAGAACAACCAGACAGAATTAAGAAAGTGATACAAGAAGAATTTGAGAATATTCTTCAGTTGCTTGAATTTAATCGTCTGAGCTACGAATTATTTCGACGATGGTATGTAGATGGTCGTCTATACTACCACGTTCTTGTCGACGAGAATAAACCTGCTAAAGGTATTCTCGAAGTACGATATGTCGATCCTCGTAATATTAAGAAAGTACGAGAAGTTAAGAAAGAAAAAGATAAGAAGACTGGTGTAACTATTGAGAAAGTAGTTAACGAGTATTATATGTACTCACCTTCTGGTTTCTTGAAGCGTACAGGTTCATTGACTGGATCTACAATGAACAGCTACGGTTCATCTGGTTCAGCATCAGCTGAAGGTGTAAAGATTGCACGAGATGCCGTAGTATATTGTACTTCAGGTTATCAGAGTCTTGATAACAAACTAATTCTTTCTCATTTACAAAAAGCTATTCGACCACTTAATCAGTTGCGTTCGTTAGAAGATTCGCTAGTCATCTATCGTATCTCACGTGCACCTGAGCGTCGAATCTTTTACGTAGATGTTGGTGGTTTGCCTAAAGCTAAGGCAGAACAATACCTCGCCGACATCATGACCAAATTTAAGAATAAGGTTGTCTATGATTCATCGACTGGTGAAATTAGAGACGATCGTAAGTTTATGACAAGGCTCGAAGACTTCTGGCTTCCTCGCCGAGAAGGTGGACGTGGTACCGAAATCACTACACTGCCTGGCGGCCAAAATCTAGGAGATATTGATGATGTTGTTTATTTCCAAAATAATCTATATCGTTCTCTCAATGTACCCATCTCTCGTCTACAACCCGAAACTACATTTTCTTTGGGTCGTGCTACAGAAATTACTAGAGACGAAGTAAAGTTCGGCAAATTTATTACACGACTACGTAATAAGTTCTCTGAACTCTTTATGAAGTTGCTCGAGCGCCAGCTGATTCTCAAAGGCGTATGTACAACAGAAGATTGGACAGAATGGAAGCAACAGATTGATTTTGACTTTGCTGTCGATAACTACTTTGAAGAACTCAAGCTTGCTGAACTGAATCGTGATCGAGTTGGACTAGCAAGAGAAATGGAAGAGTACGTTGGTAAATACTATTCACATGAATATATGAGACGCTACGTGCTACAACACTCTGAAGCAGAGATCGAAGAGATCGATAAGCAAATCGCTGAAGAAAAAACAGACGAAAGATATGTTGATCCTGAAGAATTAGAACAGGATGAACCCGAAGAAGAACCAGCACCTCCTGCGCCAACGTACAAACTTGTACCTGACGACAGCAAAAAAGAAGATGACGCAGCATAAAGACGTTTTCTTTATAAATAAAGGTGTAATGTAATTGGAGATACAATATGACTGATGTAACTGACTTTATTGGCGCTGCTGTAGCAGATAAGCCAGTCGCAGCACTAAAAGCTTTTTCTGCGGCCATGGAACCCCGAATTTCTGATGCTTTAGATGCACGTTATTCTGAAGTATCAAATCAGGTGTTCAACCCACAAGTCGAAGCTGATGACGAAGCTGAAATGAATGAGCTTGAAATGTCAGCAGAAGATGAAGTAGAGGTTGAAGAACCAGAAGCAGAATTAGAAACAGAAATGGAAGAACCACAAGATGTCTGACTTACTTAGTAACATTTTAGAAAAGTACAAGAAAGCGGGTACGCTCGACATCGATCGTTCTGGCGCAGACGGCAAAGAGAACGACTTTATTGGTAAGCACACCGATAACGTTGATACCTTTGATGGTCCTGGCATGAAAGAGATCGATGCTGCTGTAGCCGCTGTTTCACACGCAAAGCGAGCACCACATAAGGGTTATGAAGTCGATACTGATGATGATGTATATGAGTCGACTGATATGACATACGCTGACGATATTGAAGAGTTGGCTGGTATGGAATACGACGATGAAGATCTGATGCTCGAAGAAGATCAACTGCAAGAAGACGCCAGTTTCTTCATGAATCTCATTGACGAAGTAGTCGAAGAGTTTTACAATGAAGAAGCTGACGAAGAAGAAAAAGCAATGCTCGACGAGATGCTTGCTACCGACGAAGGCTACATTGAGTTCGTTGACTTGATTTTTGAAGGCAAAATGGGTGTAGCTGATGAAGGCGGAGACGATGAAGTTATCGATGCCAATCCTAAGCTGAAAGGCAAGAAGCAAAAAGGCGATGGTAAATCTGCAGATGGCAAAGATCAGATGGTCAAAGAAGATATCGAGCGGCATGCAGATCACAAAATGGTAAAGGCAAAAACTCCTGATGGTAAAGTTGTTTGGCGTAAAGTAAAAGCCGAAACTGAAGTAAGCAAGAGGACTGATTAATGATTGTTAAGCCTAAATCAGTAGAAATTGCATTATCGACAGCAAATACGGTGAGTGATGCATCGTGTGTCAGAATTTATAATGATTCTGGTGCTGACGTTTTGATTACTAACCAAGATTCTGGTTTCGGATTTACTTTGCCTAACGGCGCAATTACTTTTGTACAAAAGGCTACTGATGAAAGTTTAGTGTCATCAGACACCGTTAAGGCAACGAGTGTAGCATTTAATATCTCCTAAGGTAGCGACATGAAACTAATAAAAGAAATAACAGAAACAGTCAAGGTTCTTACTGAAGAGAATGAAGACGGAAAGAAAAGCCTCTTTATCGAAGGTATTTTTCTGCAAGGTAATATTCAAAACCGTAATGGTCGACGTTATAACACTGACATCCTTGAGAAGGAAGTCAATCGCTATGTAAGCGAGAGTGTGTCTAAGGGTCGTGCATATGGTGAGCTCGGTCATCCCGATGGTCCTTCTATCAACCTCGATCGAGTATCTCATATTATTACAGATCTTCGCCGTGAAGGTGATAACTTCATTGGCAAAGCAAAGATTTCTTCTACACCTATGGGACAAATCGTAGAAGGTCTGCTTTCAGACGGTGCTCAACTCGGTGTTTCGTCCCGAGGCATGGGTTCTCTGAAAGAAGGCAAAGACGGTGTGATGGAAGTTCAAGAAGATTTTTATCTCGCGACTGCCGCTGACATCGTAGCAGATCCCTCTGCACCTGATGCATTTGTAAACGGCATCATGGAAGGTGTTGAATGGGTTTGGCAGCATGGTAAAGCAGTAGCCATGAGAGTAGAAGATCTTGAGCGAGAAGCTCAAAAAGCCGTTCGTCAGAAAAAACTCAACGAACAAGCAAAGCTGCACATGTTTGAAAAATTTCTCAACGAGATTTCAAAAGTTTAATTTATATAAATACTAAAACTAGTAAAATAATCTAGGAGATATATCTAATGTCTGAAGTTAATCAAATCGAAGTTGAAGAGGCAGTAGATGTAGTTGAGCAAGAGGAATCTCTTGAAGAAGCTTCATCCGCAGCAGCTGAAACTTTAAAGCCTTCAGCAACTAAAACTCAGATGCTTGGTGATCTGATGTCTAAAGTTGCTGGCATGACAAAGCAGGACCTTTCTGCTTTCCTCGACAAGACTCTTGCCCAAGTTGGCAAAGAGGCAGATTCAGTTCCCGATACGTCTGGTAAGAACAAAGCAAGTGTTGCAACTTCTGGCGCTGGTGTACCTTCGCCCCGTGTTGCTGTTCCTGCTAAGGCGATGAAGGAAGATATGGACGAGCTTCTTGCTGATCAAGAAGATTTGTCTGAAGACTTCAAAGCAAAAGCTTCTACTCTTTTCGAAGCAGCAGTTCAGAATCGTGTGATTCTTGAAGTTGCTCGTCTTGAAGAAGAGTTTGAAACTCAGCTTGAAGAAAAAATTACAGAGTCAGTTGATGAACTGCATCAGCAAGTAGAACAGTATATGGACTACGTTGTTGAGCAGTGGATGCAAGAAAACGAAGTGGCTATCGAGTCTAACTTCCGTGTTCAAGCAACCGAGTCATTCATTGACGGCTTAAAGAATCTTTTCGCCGAGAGCTACGTTGAAGTTCCCGAAGAAAAGGTCGATCTCATCGCTGACCTTCAACAGTCAGTTGCTGAGCTCGAAGAGTCATTGGAATCAGTACAGGCCGAAAACCTGAAGCTGAATGCTATGATTAGTGAAGCAAGCGTTGAAGCTGCCTTCGAAGAGGTATCTGAAGATCTGGTCGAAACGCAAGTTGAAAAGCTTCGCTCATTGGCTGAAGGCATCGAGTATGCTGACGCTGAAGAGTATGCAGAAAAACTGAAGATCATTAAGGAACAGTATTTCACTGAGTCTAAGCAAGAAAACGAAGGACATACTGGTCTAATTGATGAAGAAGTTTCTGTTGGTTCTAATGATGAGTCTGAAGAAGACAGTGTTCAACCACTGGACGAAGAGATGAAGCATTACTTCCAAGCAATTTCTAGAACGCATAGAAGTTAACTTTTTTATAAATAGATAAGTATATCCAAAATAATAAACAGGAGTAACACTAACATGAATTTAAATGAACAAATTCGAAACAAGTGGGCACCAGTGATCTCTCACCCTGATCTTCCTGAAATCACTGATTCCCACAAGAAAATGGTCACCGCTATGGTGCTCGAAAACACCGAGCGTGCTCTTCGTGAGGCTGCTGCACAAGGCGCTGACCAACACCTGCTTTCAGAAGCACCTTCTAACGCTGTAGGCGCTGGTATGGGTTCTTCACCTAATGGTGAATTTGCAGGTTTTGATCCCATCCTCATCAGTCTTGTTCGACGTACTCTGCCGAACCTGATGGCTTATGACGTATGTGGCGTTCAGCCTATGACTGGACCGACCGGTTTGATCTTCGCTCTTAGCGCTCAGTACGCTCCGGATGGTGCTAACACCACTCCTCGTACCGAAGCTATGTACGACGAAGCCGACACCGACTTCTCTGGTACTGGTTCACATTCTGGTAACTCTCAGTCTGGCGCGCCTGGTACTGCAATGGCTACCTCAGCTGCTGAATCACTCGGCGAGCAAGGTGGTACTGCATTCGGTGAGATGGCGATGAAGATCGACAAAGTCACTGTAACTGCTAAGTCACGTGCGCTGAAGGCGGATTACTCGCTTGAACTCGCTCAAGACCTGAAAGCAGTACACGGTCTTGACGCTGAAGCTGAACTCAGCAACATCCTCGCTGCTGAGATTCTGGCTGAAATCAACCGCGAAGTAATTCGTACGATCAACACTGCAGCTGTTGCTGGTTCGCAAGGCACTGTTACT